ATATTAACTCGATGTATTCGGATATCGATCTCGATGCCAACGAAATGGAAACAGAATTTCAGGCCTCCCTAGAGCATTTACTCACTTTCATCAATGCTTATAATTCTCTAACTAATAGACCACCATTAAAAGATGTAACCTTTATCTTTAACAGAGATTTACCTTTAAATCAATCTGAAATTATTGAAGCTTGCAAGAACTCTAGCGGTATTATTTCAGACGAAACTATTATCGCTAATCATCCGTGGACGCTCGACGCTCAAGAAGAGCTTTCAAGAGTTAAGAAAGAACGTAACGAGGTACTAAATAATGACGTACTGGGAAGAACGCTTTCTTAATTTAAAAGAGCGTGGATTAAACACAGCTAACGAAACATACGAAGACTTAACTTCGATCTATGCGTACTCTCTCGAGAAGTACGAAAACCAAATAGCCGGTTTTATTCAGCGATACGCAAATAATAATCAGATTAACCTTGCCGATGCTCGTAAGCAGTTATCGGCGAGAGAATTAAAAGCGTTTAAATTAACGTTAAAACAATACGTTAAATTAGCGCAACAGAAAGATCTATCCCCTAAACAAATACGACTTCTTGAAAATGCCTCCATAAGAGCCAGATTAACACGCCTAGAAGAGCTATGGATACATACCTCACAATTCGTCGAATTATTAGCAGCACAACAGCATACGAATATTAACGATGCACTCAATAAAGTATTTACATCGACGTACTACGAGGCAGCTTTTATCACGCAGCAATTACAAGGGCAATATCAAACATTTAGGCAAGTACCTAAGAAGGCTATTCAAGAAGCTATTAATATGCCGTGGTTAGAATCTAACTTCTCCGATCGTATATGGGATAGAAGAGATAAGCTTATCCTCAAGCTACAACAAGAAATAACGAGATCATTTATCTCGTCAGAACCGACAGAACGTATTACAGAGCGTATAGCCGAGTCATTCGATACGGACTTACATCAAGCTAGACGTTTAGTCGAAACCGAAGTCGCTTACGTACAAGAATTAGCGTTAAATCAAACATTTAAAGAGTTAAACGTGGATAAGTACCAGATATTAGCGACGTTAGATACTCATACATCGTCAGTATGTCGCCATCTCGATAAGAAGATTATAGATCGTAAAGACTTTAAGCCGGGTGTTACATCACCTCCGTTTCATCCGCATTGTCGCTCGACTATGATCCCGTATGTCGGCGAATTAATGGGCCGATCAGCTCGTATCGATGGTAAATCACAATATATAGACGATATGACATATGAAGAATGGCATAAGGAATACGTTAAGTAGTCTCCTTATCCACCCCTTGTCTTTTTAAACGTTACAGACGATAAAGAATAACGCATTAAAATCCTTTAAATAAATGTGAGATGTTACTCACGAAAATAAAACGAATTCATTAACAGGAGAATACTAACAATGACTAAAGAAGAATTACTTGCATTAAATTTAACAGAAGAACAAGCTACAGCAATTATCGAAGATTACGGTAAAAACTACGTATCTAAGTCTCAATTTAACGAGAAAAACGAAAAATATAAGCAGCTCAAACAAGAAGTCGAAACTACACGCAGCGAATATAGCAAATTAGCAGAATCTGAAACAGCTAACGAAACGTTGAAAGCACAGATTAAAGAATTACAAGATAAAGCGGCTGAACGTGATAGTCAATATGCACAAAAGATTAAAGAAATGCAAGTAGATAATGGCATTAATTCCGCCATTCTTCAATGTGGTGTTAAGAATCCGAGAATCTTAACGTCTTTACTCAATAAAGAGGCTATTACTCTAAATGAAGACGGATCTATTTCGGGATTACAAGAGCAAATCGAGGCGCTCAAGCAATCAGATTCTTATTTATTCACCTCCGATACTCCTAAAGGTGTAGTACCGGGAGAAACTAATACTCAACATACAGGATTAACTAAAGAAGAGTTCAATAAGTTGACTTACGAACAAATGAACGCTTTATATACAGAAAATCCAGATCTATTTAATGAATTAAACAACTAAGGAGACCATTAATAATGGCTAATGAAACAAAACTAACTAACATGGTAAACCCTCAAGTATTGGGCGCCATGATCTCAGCTCGTTTACCTAAAGCAATTAAATTCACTCAAATCGCTAAAGTTGATAACACTTTGGTCGGTGTACCGGGTTCTGAAATTACACTTCCTTCTTTTAACTACATCGGCGCAGCTGAAGACGTAGCAGAAGGTGCAGCAGTAACTCCATCCGTTATGACTACTTCTACTAAAAAAGCTTCTATTAAAAAAGCAGTTAAAGCCGTAGACTTGACTGACGAAGCTAAACTATCTGGTTATGGCGATCCTGTAGCTCAACGTGCAGCTCAATTAGCTAAATCCATTGCCGATAAAGTGGATAACGATATCCTTACTGCTTTAAGTGGTGCTACTTTAACAGCTACTAGCGCTAACAAAATTTCTTACGAAGGTATCATGGATGCTATCGATAAATTAGCTGAAGAAGACGCTCAAGATAAAGTTATCTTCATCGCTCCTTCTCAATTAACTGCACTTCGTAAAGAAGATAAATTCTACGACAAAAGTAAATATGGTAACGACGTAATCATGACTGGTGAAGTAGGTATGGTCGGTGGTTGCCGTGTAGTCGTATCTAAAAAAATCAGCGATGCCGGCGCTACTATCGATAACTACATCGTATGCGTAAATGCTGACGAAGAAGAACTACCAGCAGTATCCTTATTCATGAAACGTGATATTCAAGCCGGTGTTCAACCAGACTTATTGTCCGGTAAAGAAGTAATGGTAGCTAATAAACATTACGCTGTAGCATTGACTAACGAATCCAAAGTAGTAAAAGCAACTTTCAAAAAATAAGGTATAAATAATGGATAACGTAAAAGAACTAATTCGTATGGCTACGCATTTTAATGTAACGGCTGAATATGATGGCGTTCTTCGTTATATCTATGAGTCCGAAGAACAATATTTAATGAACGTATTAAATAGAAGCGATGTTCCGGACGAATTACAGTACCTTCTCGAGAAACGAGTCGCAGCTCGATTTATTCAAGCTAATAAAGATCGTATCCTTAGCGCCGAAGATCTTAACCCGATCAAGAAGCTAAAAGAAGGAGATACCGAGATCGAATTTAGTACGGATAAGGCGGCTGCGCTCGATTCTCTTATTCACTTATGGCTAACTTTGAACGGAGATATCACATGTTATCGTCAATTAAAATGGTAGCTCGTAAACATTATGAACGCCTATATACCGATACTTGTATTATCAAGGAACAAAGAAAAGCTATTAAAGATCCTAAAACCGGGATTATAACAAACGGAGAAATCGAATCTATTAGTTATCCATGCCGTATATCATTTAAAACTATTTCCTCTAACGATATAGTGAATAAGTTGCCGGCATCCTCTCAAGTAATCACTTTATTCACTTCTCCAGATATATATATAAAACCCGGTTCAGATATTGAAGTAGTAAGACAAGGTAGAACGTTTTCTTATACCGCAGCTTCTCAAACGGCTTTATACGATACTCATCAAGAGATCGAATTAAAACTAAGGAGTAAGCATAATGGCTAAGATTACGTTCGATCTTTCTGGTTTTAAAGAATTAGAACGTCGAACAGATGTTCTAAAGAAAAACCAGAAGGAATTATCTACTAAGATTACAGACGGTTTATCCCAAATATATTTGGCTACGGCTATAGCAGCGACTCCAGTCGGCGAGATACAAATTTCGCCCGATGGGAAACATCGCAGTATGTCGGAACACATGAGAAGATCGTGGGAGGCTGAAAGGCTTAATCGTAACACGGTTAAGGTAACGAATTCGGCTTCGTATGCATCGTATGTTAACGACGGTCATAGACAGACTCCGGGAAGGTTCGTTCCTGTTCTAGGTAAGAGACTAACCAAATCGTTTGTAAAGGGTCTACATATGCAAGAGAAGGCTGAAGCGGCTACTAGAAAAGCTTCACAAAACATAATGAAGAATGCCCTCGATCAATTTCTAGAGGGATGGGATAAATGATTTACATTAACGACGTTATAGAAGGTATAGCAACAGTCCTTAATAAAGAATATAAATATTCGATATATGTCGACGAAATTAAATCCGATGCTGAATTCCCTTGCTTCGTAATCGAAACCTTGAGTACCGATCATATTCATTTAATAGGTGATCGTTACGAGCGCCGTCATGACTTCGATATTATGTTATTTATTGCAGATGACGATTATATCGAAGATCATAGAAAGCAAATTAATCCGATTGTAGAACAACTCTATTTCGATTTAGAGTATATCACTCTAAGCGATAATTCCCTATTACAAGGCGACGATATGAGTTATCGGATTACGGACGGGATTTTACATTTTAAAGTTTCGTATTCATATCATATTAGGAAAGTTCATAAAGAAGATCCT